CTTAACCCAGACAATGAATTTACATTTAAAACTGGTGCTACTTATGCTGGCGAAGCTGGATATGTAGACCGAGAACAAATCACAGAATTAACAGAAGAGTCTAAATTAACTCTCAATAAAGGCGATTTATTCAAATATAATAATATCGTTTATAAAGTATTAGAAGATACACCATTTGCTACCATTGAAGAAAGCGATTTAGAATTAGCTCTTCAGATTGCAATTGTTCTTTTAAAGGTTCGTCTATTTTCTGACGCAGCGTCAACAAGCAAATTTGAAAGCTCTGATAGCGAAATTGCGGATGCTAGATTTCAGATTAATAAATGGCAAACCGCAGTTAAATCTCGTAAACTTAAAACTGGCATCACAGTTGAATTAGCACAAGATTTAGAAGCAAATGGATTCGATGCTCCTAATTTCTTGGAAGATTTGCTTGCAACTGAAATGGCAGATGAAATCAATAAAGATATTCTGCAGTCTTTGATTACAGTATCAAAACGTTATAAAGTTACAGGAATTACTGATACTGGATTCATTGATTTGAGTTATGCATCTGCACCTGAAGCTGGTCGTTCATTATACCGAATGGTGTGTGAAATGGTTTCACATATCCAGAAAGAATCAACTTATACAGCAACGTTCTGTGTTGCTTCAGCTCGTGCTGCTGCGATTCTTGCTGCATCAGGTTGGTTAAAACATAAACCAGAAGATGACAAATATCTTTCACAAAATGCCTACGGGTTCTTAGCTAATGGTTTACCGCTTTATTGCGATACTAACAGCCCATTAGATTATGTAATCGTTGGTGTAGTAGAAAATATCGGTGAAAAAGAAATTGTCGGATCAATTTTCTATGCTCCGTATACAGAAGGTCTTGACTTAGATGACCCTGAACATGTAGGTGCATTTAAAGTTGTAGTTGACCCAGAAAGCTTACAACCATCTATCGGTTTATTGGTTAGATATGCTTTATCTGCAAATCCTTACACTGTAGCAAAAGATGAAAAAGAAGCAAGAATAATTGATGGTGGAGACATGGATAAAATGGCGGGTCGTTCAGATTTGTCTGTTTTATTAGGTGTTAAGCTACCAAAAATTATTGTTGATGAATAAAACAAAGGGACCGAAAGGTCCCCTTTGTTTATTTAGCTCACCAACTCAATCCAAGCTGGACGAAGTACATCTTGTACCATTTTAACTAATTCCTTCTTAATCAAAGAAGGATTATCCGCTTGAGTTAGAGTAATACCTTCACGAGAAGTTTCTTCCAAAATATCTTGAACAGTTAGTCCCATCACCTTTCCAAAATCTTTAGGACCAATTTCACCAATTTTAGAAATAACGTTATTTACTCGGTTCAGTGTAACGTAACAAGCTAAAATTCCTACCAATTTGTTATCAGCTTCTGATAGTTCAACTTTAACTTTAATAGGCTTATCAGACTTTTTCTTTTCACTAAATTTGGAATTCTTGCATTTAATTGCTACACGATTGCCATTAGGCATCCAAGAAGGATAACAAGGTTTCAATACATATCCTTCAGCGGTAAATACTTCGCCTTTTGCTTCGGCATTCCAAACGCATTTATTTGCATCAACTAATCCAGCATGGTCTACTGTAAAATTATAATCTTGGACGACAGAATCTAAATCATTTGGCAATTTAATAAGCTCTTCAAATTTACCGCGACCTAAAAGTGGAGCAATTTTAAATTTAAATGTATTGCAGAATGATTCCATCATATAATCATCGACATAAGTCACGTCACCACTTTCCATAGTAACAATAATGTCAAATACATAGAAATCTTTATCACCATAATCAACATTCTTCTGAATGCCAGGCCCAGCGAATTCACCAAAGACTTGATAAGATACAACTGCTGAAGTTTCCATAATATCTTGTACTGCTTTAATGGAATCATCGTAATTCTTTAGAATAATTTCATACCCAAAGAAATCTTCAGCAGGAAGAATCGGTCCAGTACGTTTAGCGCAAGTTACTTTATCACGCTCGATAATTAGTGAAAAGTTTGTGCCGTGAATCTTTTCACGAGCTACCCACTCCCCACCAGTCAATCCCAGGCTATAAAGTTTTTCAATAAATTTAGAGTTGTAATGATTTTCAAGACTGCTATACTTTTTAAACATAATTAATCCTCAAAATGTAATTTCTAACCAATCACCATCACGCTGATCACTATTGACTTTAAAGCTGAATCCTTCTTTTCTCAGCCAATCACCAATTTCTTCAGTAATCAATTTATCACGAGCAATACAATAATAATTAAAATGTGTTTTACCTTGTTCAGCTGCTTTATTAGCAAGTTCCGAAAAATCTTTAATAAAACACTCTAGTTTAAACTGTTTACTTTTAAGTGCTTTTTCGCGCAATTGATTAGCAAAAGATTCATTTTCATAAAGATCATACTGTTCCATTTTTCACCTTTTTATTGATATGTCTTTTTCTATAGACAACTTTTTCTCGAGTTTCAAATTTATTCTTAGCAGTCATAGCTCGAGCCCATAATACAGCCACTTCTTTTGCCTGTAAGTTTAATTCACGAGCAATTTCAATGAATGACTTTCCAGACTCATGAAGAGTAAACACCACAACCTCAGTTCTCATAATCAATCTCATGTTATCGAGTTGATGCCATTATATACATCGTTTTCTGATTGTGTTTTGTGTGCTTTCAAAATGAAGAAAGGGGCCGAAGCCCCTGAGATTATGGATAAGTATAGATGATACCAGTTTCTAAAGCAGTTTTATGAATGATGTATCCATTACGTGATTCTTGAACATCAACTTCTGGATAGTCTTTCATCATTTTCTGAAGAGTGTAACGGTGCAAGTAGTACTTACTATCTGGGTCGTCAGTTTTCCAATCTTTACCTTCTTCAGTCATTTTTTGGATTTCATCCATAACCCACCAACCGCACCAGATATAAGCTGAAGTACGATGTGGAAGAGGATGAACATAAGGCAATTCACCTTTTGGTTCCGTAGCAACTTTATCAGTTACCTGAACTTGACCTGTTGTTTTAACTGTTTTGCTATCATAGTCAGTTGCTGTAACGACAGCAGTAACTTCAATAGTTTGACTTCCAACAGATGAGGTATCAACAGTATATACGTTAGTTGACCCTTCTACAGGAGAAGAATCTTTCTTCCATGAATAAGTAATTTGCGCTTCTTCTGGAGCATCAGTGACATTAGCAGTAAATGTAGCCGAAGCATCTTGCTGAACATTAATAGAAGGAGGAGTCAATGTAACCTGTGGATTCATTGTCTTTTTATTAACCGTCAGTGACACTTCATTAGAAGTAACGCTCAGTGCATCATAATCTGTCGCAGTTACTTGAGCTATGCACTTGATTTTTTTAACTCCGCTTGTGTCAGGAGTGTAATTGAATGTAGCAGAAGTTGCTTCGCCCACAGGAGAACCGTCAACGTACCATTGATACGTAGCAGATGCACCTGATGGCTGCGAAGCCAAAGCAGCGGTAAATTCAATAGCTGTTCCGATTACTCCAGCGTCAGGGCTATTAGGAGTTACAGCTAAGGTGGTCGTTTGTGTCTTATTTTGAACTGTGATAGTTGTTGTCGCTTCAGCCGTTTCCGGGCCTCCTTCAGAAAGTGTATTTGTTGCAACTACTTTAATAGTCTTTTGACCGGCAGGTCCTTTTAGTACATAACTAAAAGTTGCTTCAGCTCCATCTTGTGGAGCATCATCTACAGTCCAAGCATATGTAATAGTTCCGCCTCCAGTTTCACCACTGGGTGTAGCAGTAAACTGCTGAGTCTGATCTATAACTCCAGTAGGTGTTTTAGGAGTTATATCAACTGTAAAAGTCATAAGTTATCCTTATTTTAATGTTACGAAAGAAGAATTGCGTGTTTCACGAATTAAAACTGATCCATCGCGATTAATGTAATAAATTAAGCTAAATAAAGTTTGGTGCGCTGACGCATGTTCAAAACTAGTTGGGTGAGATTTCCAATCCGGAGTTTCAGCAATCCATTGATAAATCCACCAAGGAACAGTACAGAATCCTGGATTTTTTCCAATCAGCTGAAGATTCGGACTAAAGTTTTCTGGAAGAGTAAATACAGACGGCTTTTCAGATTCAATAATCTCAGCTACAGCCTGTTCAAACTTTTCTTCAACAAAGGGAGTATCTTCAATCAAAACATAGGTATTTTCAGGAATTTTATCCGTTTCTACTACTTCAATTTTAATGTCAGATTTAACTGGAGAATCAATCAGAAGTGCTGCTTCTGGATTGACTTCTTCATCGTCATATTTTAATCCCTCTGCGGCATCAGCAGCATCAATTAAGTCTTTAATAGATAACCCATCAGTCTCTGGCATAGGTTCACTAGCGAGCTTCTGGAGGGCTTCTTCAATATCAGCAACGATATTATCAAAAGATTTATTCTTTTTGACCTTTATACCAAACTGTTCAGCATATTCAGCTAATTTAGCTTTAGCTTCTTTGTTATCATCAAGAGCCTTCAGCTCTGCAATATAATCTTTATCTATCATAATATTTCCTCAGTATAAATATAGATATATTTATTACATGGTATTTAGACATGACTGACATTAAAGTACATTTTTATGATTTTAGTCACGTGAGAATTGATTGTGAAGAAAGTACATTTCATGAACTCCGTGATTTCTTTAGCTTTGAAGCTGATGGGTATCGTTTTAATCCGAAATACAAATATGGCCACTGGGATGGACGAATCCGTCTTTTAGATTATAATCGCCTTCTTCCATTCGGCTTAGTCGGGCAAATTAAAAAGTTCTGTGATAACTTTGGCTATAAAGCCTGGATTGACCCACAAATTAACGAAAAAGAAGAATTATCAAGAAAAGATTTTGATGAATGGCTTTCTAAATTAGAAATCTATTCAGGAAATAAAAGAATTGAACCACACTGGTATCAAAAAGATGCAGTGTTCGAAGGATTAGTTAATCGTCGTAGAATTCTTAATCTTCCAACATCCGCCGGTAAATCTTTAATTCAAGCTTTGCTTGCACGTTATTATTTGGAAAATTATGAAGGTAAAATTCTTATCATTGTTCCAACAACTGCTTTAACAACTCAGATGGCTGATGACTTCGTTGACTATCGTTTATTCAGTCATGCAATGATAAAGAAAATCGGTGGAGGAGCATCAAAAGATGATAAATATAAAAATGATGCACCAGTCGTTGTTGGTACATGGCAAACTGTAGTAAAACAACCAAAAGAATGGTTCTCACAGTTTGGAATGATGATGAATGATGAATGCCATCTTGCTACAGGAAAAAGTATTTCATCTATCATATCAGGTTTAAATAACTGCATGTTCAAATTTGGTCTATCTGGTTCATTACGTGATGGCAAAGCCAATATCATGCAGTATGTTGGAATGTTTGGTGAAATATTTAAGCCAGTAACGACTTCTAAGTTAATGGAAGATGGACAAGTAACTGAGCTAAAAATTAATAGTATTTTTCTTCGCTATCCCGATGAGTTCACTACTAAATTAAAGGGAAAAACTTATCAAGAAGAAATAAAAATTATTACGGGGCTTAGTAAAAGAAATAAATGGATCGCTAAATTAGCTATTAAGCTTGCGCAAAAAGATGAAAACGCTTTTGTCATGTTTAAACATGTATCACATGGTAAAGCTATTTTCGATTTAATTAAAAATGAATACGATAAAGTTTATTACGTATCAGGAGAAGTTGATACCGAAACCCGCAATATAATGAAAACCTTAGCTGAAAATGGTAAAGGAATAATTATAGTAGCTAGTTATGGTGTATTTTCTACTGGTATTTCAGTTAAAAATCTGCATCACGTTGTTTTAGCGCACGGTGTTAAATCTAAAATTATTGTATTGCAAACAATCGGTCGTGTATTACGTAAGCATGGTTCTAAGACAATAGCAACAGTCTGGGACCTCATAGATGATTGTGGCGTTAAGCCAAAATCTGCTAATACGAAAAAGAAATATGTTCATTTGAACTATCTTTTAAAACACGGCATTGATCGTATTCAGCGCTACGCAGATGAAAAATTTAATTACGTAATGAAAACAGTTAATTTATAAGGGCTTCGGCCCTTTGGAGAAAAAGATGTTACTAGAATTTAAACAATTTCTTTATGAAGCTTCTATTGATGAATTTATGGGTAAAATTGCCTCTTGTCAAACATTAGAAGGTTTAGAAGAACTTGAAGCTTATTATAAGAAAAGAGTCAAAGAAACTGAATTAAAAGATACTGATGACATCTCTGTGAGAGATGCTTTGGCAGGAAAAAGAGCTGAATTAGAAGATTCAGACGATGAAGTAGAAGAAAGCTTTTAAATTAAAAAAGGCCCAACCAAAAAGGAAGGGCCAAAACTATAGACTAAAGGTCACACTATAGCAAAAGTTGTGTTTCATTTAATTGTTCTTCCGAACTTTCTGAAACTGGTAGTTCTTTAATGTAATTATAGCAAGGCCCAGGATGTACAGGACCTTTGTCTGTTTCAACAACCAATGCAGAATCGATTGGAGTTTTACAGACAACACAAATCTTATCTGACATGATTGTCTCCTCTGAATTATATATCTATTTATAACCCCATCTTAAAACGCATTTCTTGTACACGCTTTAAACATGCTTCCATTTCTGCTAAAAGTCTAAATACTTCTTTATAATTTGTCATATTTACCCCATATCTCTCATATGCATATCAATGCCCATATCTTTAGAATAAAAATATTCATCAAGATATCCGGCAAATTTTCCTTTAATATAAAGGACATCTTCACCACATGGGTGATCGGCCAGGATACGAATATCCTGACGCTTAAGATTATGCTTTTTCATTAAGAATTGAATTTCCGTTTCAAATTCTTCTTCATAATTAAAAGCATCATCAATGCTATATCTCATTATTTTCCAGCCTCAAATGCTCGCATGTCTTGAATATGCTTAATAGCAAATCCGCGTGATTTGATAGCATCAAGAGCTCCGCTACAGAAATCCAATAAAATTCCCCAATATTGTAATGAAGTATCAACTTTTAAAACATCCTTATCAGCTGATAGAACTGTCTTCATTTCTGATTTCTCATAGCGGTCCATACTAAATTCATCACCATCTCCTCGTCCCGAGTAGTAGTCTAATTTAGCTTTAAGAGCAACTTTTTTCTGTGCATCAATTCTAAGCATTTCCTTTTTAATACTTGAATGCTTATTAAGCCATTTACTATATAACATCACATTATTAGCTGCTTCATACTGTAATTTAGTCGAATCTATAAACACATCTTTCTTCAATTCTTCTTGAAGATCTTCTAATCTCATATTGTTCTCTATTCAATTGTTATTGGATGGACTTAGATTCATTATACCACGTTTATACGTGAAGCATTATACTCTATTACTGGAAGCCAGCTGCAGTTTTATCTGCTCAATATCATCAGGATTATCGATGACCGAAAAGCGTATTTCTACTATCAGAGTATAATCATCATAAACTGGTATCACATTAACTGATAATTTATCAATACGTGGCTCATAGTTTCTTACTGCGCTTTCGATATTGCGCTCAACTGTGTCAGCAGTAAGAGGAGTCATATTTTCAAAAAGTTGGTCTGATAAATCACATCCAAATTCAGGGTCAAACGGTCTTGAACCTTTTCTTGTTGTAATAATTCCCAAAAGGCTATTTTTAATTGACCTTAATCCAAGGGATCTAGAAACGTCTTTGTCCCAATCCATTTTCATTTCTGGGTCGATGTCAGAATAAAGCTTATTAATATTTGCCATTATAGTAACTCAAAGAACTCTTTGAGGCCTCTTATTACATGAGCATGGGTTTTTCCACACTCTGGACATTTAATTGGAACAGCCAAATAAACGGTAGGCTTTAAAAGCATATCTTTTATAGCCACAATATCTGACTCTGTGATGATAGAATATAAATCTTCTAGTTCCTTTTCATTTAAGTCTTCAACTGGAATGCTTTCCCCGTTAGCATGAATCGTTTCTATGCATGATACTATCATGTGGGCTATATTTTTATCATCAAAAATTTTAGGGTATCGGAATTTAATTTTAATGTCACCCAGTGTATACCAGAGGTCTTCTGGTGCATCTATTTGTGTATGTAATAGATTTATATGGGTCGGTATTTCAGTTCCACAGGTGCACTTCCAGGAGTTTTCGTGATTAACTTCGCCGAGAGAATGTGCCCATAAATGAATCAACAATAGTTCTGATTCTTGGCGGTTTAAATCTTTTGCATTTGTGCAGTCTTTGATTAGCTTTTTAACAATTACTTCTACAGAACCATTATTTTTGGCAGTAATAAGTTCTAGATATTCTTTAAGCGTGAATGCGCGACAATTGATTATTTTAGAACCAACTCTCACATCAAATTTGTATTCATACATATTTAGCTCCTTTATTTATCATATTTATAAATAGAATAAAAGGAGCATCTATGGCAAACATTATTCGTTGTAAATTACCAGATGGTGTTCATCGTTTTAAACCATTTACGGTAGAAGATTATCGAGATTTTTTGTTAGTTCGAAACGATATAGAACATCGGTCACCACAAGAACAAAAAGAAGTAATTGCTGATTTAATTGCTGATTATTTTGGAGACTATCCAAAGACTTGGCAACCATTTATATTTTTGCAGGTATTTGTAGGGTCAATAGGTAAAACTAAAGTACCAGTCACATTTGTATGTCCAAAATGTAAAAAAGAAAAGACAGTTCCATTTGAAATATACCAAAAAGAATTAAAGGAGCCTGTTTTTGATGTAGCTAATGTTAAAATTAAATTAAAGTTTCCTTCTGAGTTTTATGAAAATAAAGCAAAGATGATTACTGAAAATATTCATTCTGTTCAAGTAGATGAAATATGGTATGATTGGAAGGAAATTAGTGAATCAAGCCAAATAGAACTTGTTGATGCCATCGAGATAGAAACATTAGAAAAAATTCTCGATGCAATGAATCCTATTAATTTAACATTGCATATGTCCTGCTGTGATAAGTATGTAAAAAAATACACTGATATAGTAGATGTGTTTAAGCTATTAGTTAACCCAGATGAGATATTTACTTTTTATCAAATTAATCACACACTCGTAAAAAGTAATTATAGCTTAAATTCAATAATGAAAATGATTCCTGCCGAGCGCGGATTCGTATTAAAACTGATTGAGAAGGATAAACAATAATGAGTATGTTGCAACGCCCCGGATATCCAAATCTCAGCGTTAAATTATTTGATAGCTACGACGCTTGGAGTAATAATAGATTTGTTGAATTAGCTGCTACTATTACCACATTAACTATGCGTGACTCTCTTTATGGTCGAAATGAAGGAATGCTACAATTTTATGATTCTAAAAACATTCATACAAAAATGGATGGAAATGAAATAATTCAGATTTCTGTAGCTAATGCAAATGATATTAATAATGTTAAAACACGAATTTATGGATGTAAGCATTTTTCCGTGTCAGTAGATTCAAAAGGTGATAACATCATTGCTATTGAATTGGGAACTATTCATTCTATAGAAAATCTTAAATTTGGTAGACCGTTTTTCCCTGATGCAGGTGAATCTATAAAAGAAATGCTTGGTGTCATTTATCAGGATCGCACATTATTAACTCCAGCAATAAATGCTATAAATGCTTATGTTCCTGATATTCCATGGACTAGCACATTTGAAAACTATTTGTCCTATGTAAGAGAAGTTGCTCTAGCTGTAGGAAGTGACAAATTTGTATTTGTATGGCAAGACATCATGGGAGTTAACATGATGGACTATGATATGATGATAAATCAAGAACCATATCCAATGATTGTCGGCGAGCCATCTTTAATAGGTCAATTCATCCAAGAATTAAAATACCCATTAGCATATGATTTCGTTTGGTTGACTAAATCGAATCCACATAAACGCGACCCAATGAAAAATGCTACTATCTATGCGCATTCATTTTTAGATTCTTCATTGCCAATGATTACTACAGGAAAGGGTGAAAACTCTATTGTAGTGTCAAGGTCAGGTGCTTATTCTGAAATGACTTATAGGAATGGATATGAAGAAGCTATTCGTCTTCAAACTATGGCGCAATATGATGGCTATGCTAAATGTTCTACTGTCGGTAATTTTAACTTGACTCCTGGTGTTAAAATTATTTTTAATGATAGTAAAAACCAATTTAAAACAGAATTTTACGTTGATGAAGTTATCCATGAATTATCCAATAATAATTCAATAACTCATCTATATATGTTCACTAATGCAACGAAACTGGAAACAATAGACCCAGTTAAGGTTAAAAATGAATTTAAATCTGATACTACCACTGAAGAAAGTAGTTCTTCCAATAAGCAATAAAGAAGTTTCTATTCCTAAAATGGGTCTTAAACATTATAACATTTTAAAAGATGTTAAAGGTCCTGATGAAAATTTAAAACTTCTTATTGATTCTATTTGTCCGAATTTATCACCGGCAGAAGTTGATTTCGTTTCTATTCATTTATTGGAATTTAATGGAAAGATTAAATCTCGTAAAGAAATAGATGGTTATACTTATGACATTAATGATGTTTATGTGTGCCAAAGATTAGAATTTCAATACCAAGGAAATACATTTTATTTTAGACCTCCTGGAAAATTTGAACAATTTTTAACGGTGAGCGATATGTTATCCAAATGCTTGCTTAAGGTCAATGATGAAGTTAAAGAAATTAATTTTCTTGAGATGCCAGCATTCGTTTTAAAATGGGCAAATGATATTTTTACAACTTTAGCAATTCCTGGCCCTAATGGTCCAATAACCGGAATTGGCAATATTATTGGATTATTTGAATGAAAAAGCCACAAGAAATGCAAACGATGCGTAGAAAAGTTATTTCAGATAATAAACCGACACAGGAAGCGGCTAAATCCGCTTCCAACACTTTATCTGGGCTTAATGACATTTCTACAAAATTGGATGATGCTCAAGCTGCTTCTGAATTAATTGCTCAAACTGTCGAAGAAAAATCGAATGAAATAGTTGGAGCAATTGACAACGTAGAAAACGCAGTGAGTGATACTACTGCTGGTTCTGAGTTAATTGCCGAGACCGTTGAAATTGGCAATAATATCAATAAAGAAATAGGCGAATCACTCGGAAGCAAATTAGATAAATTAACGAGTTTATTAGAACAAAAAATTCAGACAGCTGGAATTCAACAAACAGGAACCAGTTTAGCTACGGTTGAAAGTGCTATTCCTGTTAAAGTTGTTGAGGATGATACAGCTGAATCTGTGGGTCCTTTATTACCGGCTCCTGAAGCAGTTAATAATGATCCTGATGCTGATTTTTTCCCTACCCCTCAGCCAGTTGAACCCAAACAAGAATCACCAGAAGAAAAACAGAAAAAAGACGCATTTAACTTAAAATTATCTCAAGCTTTAGATAAATTAACGAAGACTGTTGATTTTGGATTTAAGAAATCCATTTCAATTACTGATAAAATATCAAGCATGCTATTTAAGTATACTGTCAGTGCTGCTATTGAAGCCGCTAAAATGACTGCAATGATATTGGCTGTTGTTGTTGGAATAGACTTGTTGATGGTTCACTTTAAATACTGGTCAGATAAATTTTCGCAAGCCTGGGACTTGTTTAGTACTAACTTTACTAAATTCTCTAGCGAAACCGGAACATGGGGTCCTTTATTACAGAGCATCTTTGATTCTATTGATAAAATTAAACAGCTTTGGGAAGCTGGAGATTGGGGTGGATTGACAGCAGCTATTGTTGAAGGACTCGGAAGTGTTCTTTTTAATTTAGGTGAACTTATTCAATTAGGTATGGCTAAATTATCTGCAGCAATTCTTCGAGTCATTCCTGGCATGAAGGATACTGCTGATGAAGTAGAAGGAAGAGCACTAGAAAATTTCCAAAATTCTACTGGAGCATCTCTCAATAAAGAAGACCAGGAAAAAGTTGCAAATTATCAAGATAAAAGAATGAATGGAGACCTTGGTCCGATAGCAAAAGGATTAGACAAGATTGCGAACTGGAAAACTCGCGCATCTAACTGGATTCGTGGTGTTGATAATAAAGAAGCACTAACTACCGACGAAGAACGTGCAGCAGAAGAAGAAAAATTAAAGCAACTTTCTCCTGAAGAAAGAAAAAATGCTTTAATGAAGGCTAATGAAGCTCGAGCCGCGATGATTCGTTTTGAAAAATATGCTGATTCAGCTGATATGAGTAAAGACTCAACGGTTAAATCAGTTGAATCTGCCTACGAAGACCTTAAAAAACGGATGGATGACCCGGATTTAAATAATTCACCGGCAGTTAAAAAAGAACTTGCTGCTAGATTTTCTAAAATTGATGCTACTTATCAAGAGCTCAAGAAAAATCAGCCTAATGCCAAACCTGAAACTTCTGCTAAATCACCAGAAGCAAAACAAGTCCAGGTAATAGAAAAGAACAAAGCACAACAAGCTCCTGTTCAACAAGCATCTCCTTCGATCAATAATACTAATAATGTTATTAAGAAAAATACTGTCGTTCATAATATGACACCTGTCACAAGCACAACTGCTCCTGGTGTATTTGATGCGACTGGAGTTAATTAAGGAATAATATGGCAATTGTTAAAGAAATAACTACTGATTTAATTAAAAAGTCCGGTGAGAAAATTTCAGCTGGACAGAGCACTAAATCAGAAGTAGTAACTAAAACATACACTGCCCAGTTTCCAACTGGGCGTGCTAGTGGTAATGACACTACAGGGGACTTCCAGGTAACAGATCTATATAAGAATGGATTATTATTTACTGCATACAATATGTCATCTAGGGATTCTGGAAGTCTTAGATCGATGAGATCTAACTACTCTTCTTCATCTTCGAGTATTTTACGTACAGCCAGAAACACTATTAGTAGTACAGTATCAAAACTATCAAATGGATTAATATCAAATAATAATTCAGGAACAATAAGTAAAGCTCCTGTCGCAAACATTCTTTTACCGAGATCTAAATCTGATGTTGACACATCATCGCATAGATTTAACGATGTTCAAGAAAGCCTTATCAGTAGAGGCGGAGGTACTGCTACTGGTGTGCTAAGTAATATTGCTTCAACTGCAGTATTTGGTGCACTGGAAAGTATAACACAAGGTATAATGGCTGATAATAATGAACAGATTTATACGACAGCCAGAAGTATGTACGGCGGTGCTGAAAATAGAACTAAAGTGTTTACATGGGATTTGACTCCACGTTCAACAGAAGATTTAATGGCTATTATTAATATCTATCAGTATTTTAACTATTTTTCTTATGGTGAAACAGGTAAATCTCAATATGCTGCTGAAATAAAGGGGTATTTAGATGATTGGTATCGTTCTACATTAATTGAACCTTTATCTCCGGAAGACGCAGCTAAAAATAAAACACTATTTGAGAAAATGACAGCAAGTTTAACGAACGTTCTTGTAGTTTCAAACCCGACAATTTGGATGGTGAAAAACTTTGGTGCAACATCTAAGTTTGATGGAAAAACGGAAATATTTGGTCCATGCCAAATACAAAGCATCAGATTTGATAAAACGCCTAATGGTAACTTTAACGGATTAGCTATTGCTCCAAACCTCCCTAGTACATTTACTCTCGAGATTACTATGAGAGAAATTATCACGTTAAACCGTGCTTCTTTATATGCGGGGACTTTTTAATGTATTCTTTAGAGGAATTTAATAATCAAGCAATAAACGCAGATTTCCAACGTAATAATATGTTTAGCTGCGTTTTTGCGACAACTCCATCAACTAAAAGCTCATCGTTGATAAGTTCAATTAGCAATTTTTCTTATAATAACTTGGGTCTAAATTCAGATTGGTTAGGATTGTCTCAAGGCGATATTAATCAGGGAATTACAACGTTAATTACAGCTGGCACACAAAAACTAATAAGAAAATCAGGAGTCAGTAAATATCTTATTGGTGCCATGAGTCAACGTACTGTCCAGAGTTTATTAGGCTCATTTACAGTTGGTACATATTTAATTGACTTCTTTAACATGGCATATAACTCATCTGGATTGATGATATACTCTGTAAAAATGCCAGAGAATAGATTATCCTATGAAACTGACTGGAACTATAATTCTCCTAATATTCGTATAACTGGAAGAGAATTAGACCCTTTGGTTATTTCATTTAGAATGGATTCAGAAGCTTGTAACTATCGTGCAATGCAAGACTGGGTTAACGCTGTTCAAGACCCAGTAACTGGATTGCGTGCTTTACCGCAAGATGTCGAGGCAGATATTCAGGTCAATCTTCATTCTCGCAATGGATTACCACATACTGCGGTGATGTTCACTGGCTGTATTCCAATATCTGTGAGTGCTCCTGAGTTATCATATGATGGAGATAACCAAATAACTACATTTGATGTTACTTTCGCTTATAGAGTCATGCAGGCTGGAGCAGTTGATAGACAAGCTGCCCTTGAATGGCTTGAATCTGCTACTATAAATGGTATTCAAAGCGTTCTCGGAAATAGTGGAGGTGTTACTGGACTATCTAATTCGCTTTCACGACTTAGTAGATTAGGGGGAACTGCAGGAAGCATTTCAAATATTAATACTATGACAGGAATTGTCAATTCGCAAAGTAAAATATTAGGAGCAATATAACAATGGGGACCGAAAGGTCCCCATATTTTTATTTACGGAATGAAATAAAGGCAGCAACTGAAGCAACAGAGGTTTCTTCAATATAAACCTCAATTTTTACCGGAGCTTCTGACTCAAATTTACCTGTTACTACACCTTGGAAAATACTTTCAGTCTGTTCTGGCTTTGAAAAATTTTCAGAAGGAAAAATTCCAAACTTTTTATCGGTTCCGAAAATTTTAATAAATTCATCGTAAACTGCTTCATTAAAAGCATTATCAGCAGGAATAACGCCTTCAACTACAAGTTCTTGACCTAAAAAGCGCAAAGAAGATTTCATTTTGTGTTCCTCATGTTATGTCAGTAAGACTACTATAACACAACACGAGGGACTTGTAAACTACATTTTGAACTTTTTAGACATTCCGTTAATGTTAACCAAAGAAGCTAAGATTTGAGAAACTTCGTTTTCCTCTTCTTTTGATTCTTCTACAAGGAATTGATTAAATCCAGCCATTGGACGAACTTCACCAGTTTCCATTAGATGGTCGCCATCATATACTGATTCTTCTAATTGTTCAGAAGGAGGAACGATTGTACCTTCGATTAGATACTTGTTATAAGCAGTTTCTTTCATAAAGTAAGTACTTACTTTATTAATCTTCAGTAAAATTCCACGTGGTAGAATAACTTCAGCTTCTGATGGAAATCCTGATAAATGACCTGGAACGATAACTTTGATTCGCTCAGCTCCTTTAATTACCATACCCACGCTAGTTTCAGCATCTTCATTAGCATATGTAGAATGACTACCCATATGCATCAAATCTTCTGCATCAACGGAACCTTCTCCTTCACCAGAAAATACTGCTCCGGAATCATCTAAGGCCATATAATTTTTACCATACTCACCAAAGATATTTGGTTTAAGTGATGTAGATACGAAGTTCTTGAAATAGAACATTTTATTTTCAATGTTATGACGCAAAGTTTTAAATGTAACTTCTTGTCCACGGTAAAGTGTAGTTCCTGGAGGAAGAACTGAACCTTTAGCAAACGCAGAATCCATAGTCTCGATGTGCTTAATAGCGCGCTCCATGTATTCTTCACGTGTAGAATCAGGTTTACCTAAAAGGAATGAGTTCATTTCAACATACGAATCTGCACAATAATCTTCAATTACATCAGATTCAGCCTGAGTCAATCCTTTTGGAGTTACTTCAGTGCTTGCATATTCATACGCCTGAGCAGCGGATTCATCAATTAATTTATAAATGCCATTCATGACAAATTGAATAATAGCTGTCTTTTCATCTGGCGTAGCTTTAGAACCTTTAACTAAATCATTGACAATTTTCTTAATAACATCAAAGCTATTAGAAATATTAATGTCAGCAAGATCGCTTAAAAT